AATATTGAGAACAAGCTTTAGTTATTTCTGCCTGTGTATAATCCTGTAGCATATCCATCCAACCCATCAAAATATCTCGTTTGACATATTCATCTTGCGGAACTTCATAATATCTACTCATAAGCCCCTGTGCTTTTATTGCTATGCAAGCCCTGTGCTTACTAAGCTGATCATTGTCTAAAATTTTTGATTGCATTGCTGGTAATTTATTCATCTGATGTAATCCTAACCCTTGCTAGATCATTTACCATATCCCTAAATAGGTGATCAATTCCATGCTCTTGTTTTTCCAATTCATCGTCCCATCTGCCTTGATTAAGCCAAGTTGCAGGGTGAGGTATAAATTTCTTTTCCTTATGGGATACACTATCTGCATATGGCTTTACGGCATCTAGTATTTTATCTACACCGACAGCATGTGATGCTTTAGAAAAAGCTTTCTCAGCATTAGCCCTTCCAACCTTTCTGGGATATATTGCCCAAAAATTATCAAAGCCAATAGAATTTGATCTTAATATAGGTTTATTTACATGATTAATACTTACATGGTTATTGGTGTCTAAATTCTGGATGGGGGGTAGTCCAGATTTTGCACCCCCTGCATCTATATTCTGTACCCCATTATCTATATTAAGGTAATATTCATTAGATGTTTGCTGTCCATCTTCTCTGCATCTGCCCTTGCGCTCTATCAATCCCTTTTTCTCTAAGACAGTTAAATGTGCGAATATTGAGCTTCGAGACATATTGCAATCTTTAGACATTCTCTTAATGCTTGGGAAACATCCGAGGTCTGGATTGTGTCTATCTGATAGCATCAATAATACAATTTTTTGTGATGGTGTTAAATCAGGCTGATGCAATGCCCATACAACCGCTTTCATGCTCATAATTTAGGTGTCCTTTCTCTTGTCCTATAATCTATTTAAACAATTATATAAAAATATCAACTTTTTTCTTGTCAATTGAAAATCATTGTGTATAACTGAATGCAATTGGGGTTTACTGCTCGTACACACCAAACTTAAACCCTGCGCTGAGTCTCTTGTCCTTTCACAGCGTAGGGTTTTATTTATTTTCATCAAAGTATTCTGATAGCTTTTCTAATGTAGCTAGTGATGGATTGCCTTCATTTTTTCTTATCCTAGATAAAGACATATAAGTTAATCCGCATTTATCAGCAACATATGATAATCTTCTGTCAATTAGCTTATCTCTGACTTCATCGCTTGTAAGTAATCTTGCTTTCATTTTATTCTCCAATGTTAAATAATTTATTTTATTCTTTACATTAATTAAACTAATCATTAATAATTGTAAACATATAATATGGACAGGAGATAAAATATGAAAAAGAACCCACCACTTAGATTTGTAAAATCTCAAATAATTAATGAAATAGCAAATCATAGCCTAAAGCTATTAGACCTTGAAAAAGCTGGTAAAATTACCTCTGCGGAATTTTTATCACAAAGTTTTCCAGCTAATGCTATACAGACAATAGATAAAGCAATTACTAATGCTATTGATCTATTTAATTCAAAGGAGTCTAATAATGAGAATTGACTCTGCGATGATTACTGCGATTGCTGAAGAACTAGAGCCATATCGTGATGATCAAGATGCTTTCTGGGATACCTTAGACGGCGAAACAGATGTATTAGATTTAGTTACATCTATATTATTAAAAATTTCTGAAGCTGAAGCATGGTCAAATTCATGTGCAGATGTTTCTAAAAGATATGCAGAACGCAAATCAGGTCATGATGCAAGAAAGCAGAAGCTTACTAAAATGCTCAAGACCATTATGCTATGTGCAAATCAAACTAAAATTCCACACGCTCTAGCAACCATATCTTTGAGGAAAGGTATTGAAAGCGTAAACATCATTAATCCTAATGAAATTCCAACACAATTAACTAAGGTGTCTATCACACCAGATAAAACAGAAATCAAAAAACAACTCAAAGCGGGTATCAAAATTGATGGGGCTGAATTAGTCACTGGTGCTCAAACTATATCTATAAGGACTAAATAATATGACAAATGAAATTACAGATTACATAAGGGACAATGATACTGCATATCAGAATGCCCTTGTTGCATTCGCAAAAGCACAGGCTGAAATGGGTGCGGCTTTTAAAAATTCTAAAAATCCATTTCTAAAAAATAAATATGCTGATCTTACAGCAATACAAAATGCTGTTTATCCACCATTCCATGCTAACGGATTTATTATACAGCAATGTCCAGACAGAGATAATCTTGGTACTTACGTTGAAACGATACTTAGGCATACATCGGGTGGGTCATTTTCTTGCAAAGTTTACTTAGAATATAAAGCAAACGATATGCAATCAATGGGGGGTGCAATCACATATGCGCGTAGATATGGATTATCTGCCCTTACAGGCGTACCTATTGAAGATGATGATGGGAATATGGCAAATGGTAGAACTGCCCCTGTAGCCCATAAATCTAAGCCTGTAGAAACACCAGAACAGCGTGGTATTAAGCTAATGAAGTTTATAGAAACTGCTACAGCTGATAATTTTGATGCTATGTTTGACAAAGCATTTAACTTAATGAGAGAAATTGCAGAAACAGATAAGGCGTTTTCGGATAAAATATCTACTGCATGGGAAAACAAATCAATCGAACTAGGGGTAAGCTAAATGAAAAATATTACTATATATGGAAACTGTGCAAAAGATGCTGTTGTAAGAACAACGCAAGGTGGCATGGATGTTTGCGGCTTTGATATAGCTGTTAATGATAGAAGAACCAAAGAAACATATTGGTTTAGTGTTTCTTATTGGGGAAAGGCTGGTAAAGCGGTTTCTCCATATCTTAGGAAGGGACAGCCTGTTGTGGTTAATGGGGAATTTTCTTGGCGCGAATACAATGATAAAAAATATTTAGAGGTAAATGCAAATAGCGTTGCACTAGCTGGCAAGGCATCAGGCGACCCACACCCAACTGCTGAAACTGCTGGTGGATTAAAGCCAACATATCTCGGCACTGGTGATGATCTTGAAGACACAATACCGTTTTGAGCAATAAACCAAGAATATCGGTTAAGCTACAAGATGGACAGCTACTACCCTGTTCCGCATATGATGCGGAGCAGTTAGCACTAGCAACACATAACGCTGAATTTGATCTGGTGTTAAGGTCAAAAAGATCAGAACAACATCACAAGCTATATTGGTCAATTCTTGGCAAAGCCTGTAAAGCTACAGGCAAATGGCCTAACTCTGATAATTTGCACAGAGAACTAAAAATGGCCTGTGGTTTTTTTCAAACAGTCGTAAGCGAATTTGGTGGTATTTATTATTTTCCAGATACAATCGCTATGAATAAAATGAACCAAAAAGAATTTAATGAGTTTTTTGAGTTAGCAATGGAAAAACTTGCTGACGCAATAGGTATAGACCCATTGGAGTTATTGAAATGAGCAAAGGATACACAGAAGAAAAAATAATGATTAGAGCTATGCCATGTCCAAAATGTGGTGCAAAGCCAAGAGAACATTGCAAAAGGCCACCAAGAGAAGATGGTCTAATAAGAAACCATAATGATCGTATGCTTTTATGGCATAAGTTTATTAAAGTTACAGAAGAAAAATGAGGTAAATCTAAAATGTCATGGGAAACTAGAGCATCATATTACAAGATTGATTTAGATAATAGAAAAAAATTTATTTACATGGGGTGGACATATATAACTAAAGGTCATTGGAATGAATTAGTACGTTGGGTAAAATCTGGAAATGTAGTTTCTATAAATAATAAAGTATATTTTAATGAAAAAAAACTAAGATATGATTTAGAGGATACACCAGTGTATACAACACCAAATATTAGGTGGTACAGGGGTGGTTCGGTTTCAATTCAACGCAAAGAATGGATATTTTAAAATGACTTTTTATACATTTTTAGTAATAACATATGTAGTTGCTGGCGTAGAGATAGAAAAGAAAACTTTATATAGAAACGCATATGAATGTGGAGACGCCTTGCCATCTGTATATAAACCATATGAAGATATGGATAGTATGGCACAGTGTATAGAAACAGACAAAGCATCTTCTATTTATCTAACACCAAAACTTAGGCCAGTTGGGTTGTCTTTAAATGACTAAACCAAATTTTAAAAAACCAAAGCCAATAAAAAATAAAAATTTTTTAAATGAAATCAGACAGCGCAATTGCATAATATGTCAAACATTCCATGAGCCACAAATGTCTCCAACAACAGCACATCATGTTTTCCACGACAGATTTAGCGGTGAAAAAACATCTGATTTAGATGCAATACCACTTTGTGAAGGACACCATCAGGGTCTTTGGGATAATTCAAAAATAGCAATACATAAAGATAAACACGCTTGGAGAGAAAAGTATGGTGCTGATTATACTTATTCTGATAAATCGTCCCATTGAATTTTTACTTGCGTTTCTGCTTTTTGTCCTAGCTTGCAATAGCTCTTAAATGCTGACAAATGCCAAACCTGTGCATCATCCCTATAAACAACCTCATTGCATCCGTCTAAGACAGCTTTTGCTAAATTATCAATATCAGGCTTAGAAGGTACTAAAACACCAGACTGACAAAGAATGGTTTTAGTTTTTGTATATGACTTGGGTACATCAAAATAAAAAGAGACAATAACACTTACCCTTCTGTCAGTAACTTTTAGCCTTGAGTTTTGCATAGCAACCCAAGCCGTCTGTTTAATCAGCTTTTCTCGCTGGCGTGTTTCTGTTGGGGTATATGCGTGTCCTTGCTTTGTAAATCTTGGTCGAGCTTTTCCAGTTGGTTTGCCAGCTACTATAAATTCACAATTTTTAATCGACATAATATCTGCCTGTTAAGATTATTAACTTCTATAAAGCATTTATATACGCATTAGAAGTGCTAATATGGGGGTCTAATGCGTATATTTATAATTATTTTAATATTGTTGTTGACATAGTTAACAGTTATCATTATAAAGTTAATATAATTTATGAGAGGACAAATTATGATTATAAGCGATAAGAAATTTTCAAACTTAGATGAAGCTAATGCACACGGCATGTTCATCGCAGAAAATACTGGATGGGATTACATTGGCGCAATCGTATCTGGCTCAAAAAATAATTTAACTTTTACAGCGCAATGGAGATACTGATGCTAACTCAACAACAGCAAATTTTAATTTATTTACGCAAAAGCACTGAAGGAATAACTTCTTGGGATGCTATCCAAAATTTCAGATGCACACGATTAGCTGATATAATTTTCAGACTAAAAGAAAAAGGATATGTTATCGAAACAATTATGGAACAAAATAATGGTTCTGGAAAAAGATACGCCAGATATTACCTAATCAAAGAGGTATCGCTATGAAAATTTATTCACCAGAAGGCAACTTCAATATAAACTGGAACCCAGCAAAATATAAAACAAAGGGTGGGGCGGCTAAAGCTTTATACAAAGAACTTTGCAGAATTTGTAAACTTCAAGGGGCTGACCCTAAATGGGAAGTCTGGATAAAATCACCAATTGAAAGCACATCGCATGGATATGTGCAAAATGTTTGGCACGTTTGCTGGGAAAGTGGACCTTATGATTGGGCAATAAATGTTATGGCAAGCGCAGACTGGGGACATTGCGAAACTTACTGGGGCTTTGATTTAGCCTTTTACGAATAGGGGGTATGATATGGATAATAATGCACCTATGGCTGATGCACACAAAGATTATCAAGCGTTTAGAAAACAATATGAAGGTCAGCTAATTTTTGCTTACCAAGCGTATTCTACAGAAGAACTCTTGGCGCACTTAAAAATGTCTGAAATAGATAGAGACCATGCCAGCGCGAATTATCGTAGAACTGGCTGGGCGCACCATAAGGAAAACAAAGAAAGGTTTTCCAGAAATGCTGAAGTTTATAAATTTGTTTTAGCACATAGAAATGGGAGTAATAAAAATGCAAATTAAAGGCGCAAAAACTGTTTTGGAAAAACGATGTGAGTTTTATGGTAAAGACTTACCTTGGCTATTCCGTAAAATTAATGAAGGTTGGGATGAACCTGATAACGTAAAGCGTGCAATGAAGGTTTATCAGGCACACATTAGAGACCAAGACTATTGGTTGCAAAAATATGGCCGCTTTATGTAAACCTTGGTAGGATAAAAAATGAACGATAAGCAATACAATGAATTAATGACTTCTTTGGATAGGGTAGAAAGTCAATTGGACAGCATGTTAAATAGTATAAAGATGCTTAAAGAAATTAAATATGAAATAATTAAAAAACGGCAAGAGGTGAAAAAAGATATTGCTGTAAAATCATTAAATAAAGCAATGATAAGCGAATACAAAATGTTAAAAAACGAGCTAGATGAAAAGCTAGTACAATGGACTGACGGGAAAAACCCGAATGGTAGAAACGAATATTACAATGCAAAGGAAAATTTGTTTTATTTCAAGAAACAAAAACATGAACAAGGTTATGACATATGAGAAACTTCTTAAAAGAATTTATTGAAGAAAATGGTAGAAAGCCATCACAGGACGAAGCAATAGCATTGATGAACTCTGTAATAAAAAAAGAAGATGGTCGCAAAAAATTTGAAAAAAGCATGAACGGAAACTTTAATAGGGGTGCGCTTATGCCAAACAAAGGTGGAATGAATAGATCACCTAAATATTTAAGCCCTAATTGTATAAGGATAAATAACCTTATGCATGAAGGTTTTAATCATGAGAAAATAGCAACTCTTTTAAATATGAGGTTAGGCTCTGTTATGTCTTTGAGTAAAGCACACAGACTGCCTAGAAAAAAAGAAGACGTTATAAATTGTTAATGAAATCGTGTGGGTGGCGTTGTTATAATGTTAGCGCATTTGGTAGCAACTAGGTCAAAAGAAACTTTAAATCGCCCGATGTTAAAATAAGATTTTGATTTTAACCACCCACAAACCTATTAACCATAAACACACAAAAAAAACAATATAAAATGATTAATTTTCGGTAAATTGTTCTGGCCTTAAACCAGCCATTGCAGTCAATCTTCTTAATTCTACCTTGCCATCTTGAGTTAGCTGTTTATCCAAAGTAAGAAAATTATTACTTTCCAAATCTTCTACAATATGTGGATAAGGCGTTCTACCACATACCAATGCAATTAAACCACCTAATCTAGTTATTTGCTTTTGTGATAGTTTACCTTCATGACCCAAAACTGTCTTCATAATTTAGCCAATTAATTTATAGTAAGTTTTATTTCCAACAATACCATCAACAGTCAATCCGTTGCTTTCTTGCCATTCCATAACTTTTGATTTCGTTACTAAACCAAAATGCCCATCAGCATCTAAACCCAAAGCTTTTTGCACTGATTTTACTTCTGACCCTGTACTTCCAACCTTTAGTAAAACTCTTGTAGGCTTTGGAA